AATTTGTTTACCTTGCAGGCTAAATCACCCGGAGAAGGGGCTGATACGTTTATTTCTACAGGTTTTAACGTAGATACTGTTATATATAGAAGCAGAGCCACTAGTGCAACGTCACTCGGAGATAGGCTAAGAGGCCAATCAGGTGGAGGCGATTTGTTAACAAATTCCACCGATATAGAAGGCACTAATGCTGGAGCATTTTTTTTAGATCACTCTAATGGCGTAACTGTAGATTATGCGGGTGGTCATTTTAATATTTCACCTGCTGCAACAGATAAAAACTATATTCGTTATTTTTTGAGGCGAGCCAAAGGGTTTTTTGATGTTGTAACTTATATTGGCAGTTCTAGCGCTCAAAATGTAACGCATAATTTAGGCGCCGTGCCTGAGATGATGATATTCAAAAGGCGAACTGCCTACGCCGCAAACTGGGATGTTTACCATTCAGCTATGGGTGCCGAAAAAGCCTTAAGCATAAACACTGATAAGTCATATTTAATAGCAACAGATAGTCAGTTTAATAACACGGCCCCTACGGCTAGTGTGTTTACTGTTGGAGCAAATTACTCAACTACTAATAACAACGGACAAGACTATATTGCGTATTTGTTTGCGTCTACGTCGGGCATATCAAAAGTAGGTAGCTACACCGGCACAGGCAATGACATTACTGTTGATTGTGGTTTTAGTGCTGGCGCTAGGTTTGTTTTGATTAAAAGATGGGACAGAGTTGGCGGAAGTTTTGGCAGTAATGGCGACTGGTATGTGTATGACTCTGTTAGAGGGATTGTTGCTGGTGACGACCCTTATATATTTTTAAATACAACAGCCACTGAAGTTACCAACACTGATTACATAGACCCCGATAACAGTGGGTTTATTGTTACATCATCAGCACCAGATGCTCTTAACGCTTCTGGTGGATCTTATATCTTTTTGGCAATCGCATAGGATTATCAACTATGGGCGAATACAGAGTACGAGCAACGGGTGAGGTTAAATCTCAAGGCCAAATCCGCTTAGACAACAAGAATATGTCTCTACCTAAAGTATGGACAGAAAGCGTGTGTGACGCGCTGGGCGTTGATCCCGTCCTTGCGGCTCCTGCACCAGAGCCTAGCGCCGCTTACAAGTTAGTAGTACGCAACGGTGTTGTACAGGACGCTGACGGCAATTGGGTAGAGGCGTGGGTAGAGCGTGAAATGTTCACTGAGTACACCGACGAAAACGGTGATGTTCAGACGGTAGCGGCCCAAAAAACAGCTTACGATACGGAAAACACTGCTATTCGGGCGGCGGCAGAAAGAGACGTACGAAACACTTTATTAAAAGAAACAGATCACTATGCTTTGTCTGATGTAACAATGACAGATGCAATGAAAACGTATCGTCAGGCGCTTAGGGATGTACCCCAGCAGACAGATTTTCCCGGCACGATTAGCTGGCCTGAAAAGCCGTGATATGTGGAAGTTATTTTTCTGTATTTGGTGCTTGATACCTATATTTACACATGGGCGATAGGCAGCAGAACGAGGTTAGAGCATTACAGGATTTGTCGATACAAGGAGATAAATAGCGAATCAGATCAAACGTACACCTGGTATTTACCTTGGCCTAATTCATATTGTGATCCTTACGTTATATACGAGGTGACAAATGATTGACCCGATTACAGCTGCGGCGGCAGCTACGAAAGCATACGCAGGGGTCAAAGCATTTATTGAGGCAGGCAAGTCCATTGAGGATACGTTTCAAGTAGTAGCCAGATGGCAAGGCCACGCATCAGATGTTTTGTATGCAAACAAAAGGCAGCAGAAAAGAACCAACCCACTTAAACAGGTGGTGTTTGCAAGCTCAGTAGAGGCAGAAGCGGCTCAAATGTTTGCCGCAAAGAAAAGGATAGAAACTCAAAAAAAAGAGTTAATAACATTATTGAAGTACGCATACGGTAATGAAGGTGTAACAGAGTACCGTAACTGCATGAAGGAAGTTCAAGAACAGAGACAGAAAGAGGTTTATGCCCAACAAGAAGCAAAAGATGCACTAATTAAATCATTTTGGATTGCAGTTCTTGTAGGTATAGCAGGGCTATTAATTACATTCATCATTACGTCAGTATCGGGAAACTAAAGATGGAAGAAACAACAAAACAAGTAATAGATGTAATTAGCTTTGGCACTGTTCTAGGCACTATCTCTGCCATTCTTCCACCACTATCTGCCCTATTTACGATTATTTGGGTGGGTATCCGTATTTGGGAAACCGATACAGTCCAAGAATTAACAGGTCGGAAGCGCAGGCGCGATGACAAAGGCCGATTTGTTAAGGATGATGACTAATGTTACAAGCACTATTAGGGCCGGTAGCAGGGTTGGCAAAGACATGGATGAACAATCGCCATGAACAGTCACAAGCCAAGCATCAGGCAAAGATGCAGGTCATTAGTAACACTGCCACCTGGGAAGAAAAGATGGCAGATGCCAGCGCTAGCAGCTGGAAAGATGAGTTTTGGACGCTTGTATTGGCAGTTCCACTCTTTTGTTTGGGTTACAGCGTTATTGTTGATGACCCCGCTATTCTTCAGCGCGTTTCTAACAGTTTTTCTGCTTTGGATAACCTGCCAGATTGGTATCAGTATTTATTATTTCTTGCGGTATCTGCGTCATTTGGAATCCGTGGTGCTGACAAGCTGATGAAGCTGAGGGCCAAGTAATGTCGCTAACGGTTACATCTGAAGACCTAGTAAATAAAGGCAATCAGATTATCCAGCTATATAACCAGTATCTGGGCCGTGATCCTTTGCAGGGCGGCTTGGATGGCTGGCTTGCGACAGGCCAAAGCATTGAGCAGATTGAGCAGGGCATAGCCAATTCACCTGAAGCGGGTGTGTTTCAAACCTTTAATAGCACTATGGGCCGCGATCCGACAATGGAAGAGCGGGACTATTTCGTAAATGTAAACCCTGCACCTATTGAGGCTGTTGAAGAGGTCTTATCTAGCACGCAGGAAGCGCAGCAGTTTCAAACTCAACAGCAGCTAGATCAAACAGATATGCTGGCTGACACAACGGCTGGTGACACAATGCTTGATGACACGACTGTTGGCGGCGAAACAGAAACAGCATTTCCTACTGCTGATACAGGGCAGTTTGGTGACATGATTGACGCTTCTGCAACCTTTGCTGATGCCAATCAATATCTCGGGGTTAATGAAGCACAGTGGTCTGCATTTGTTAATGAAGTAAACGACATTAAAGCGCAGATGAATGCCTTTGAGGGCAATGAAGCTCGCGTTATGCAGGATCGAAGCACTCCAGATGCTCTTTTAGATCGACGCATTGCTGTATTGCTTAATCAAAATCCCGGCATGACTCCTGATGAAGCACGGGCAGAAGCTGAGGCTAGCCCTGAATATCAGGACATGGTGGCCACTAATCAACAGTACGAGGCACTGCAAACTCGCCTTAACCAAGCGTATGCGTCTATTGGCTTAGACCCAGCGGGACGTATTACAGGCAGTAGTGTAAGCGTCCCTAGTGGCTCTATTAATTTTGATTTAGACAGCGGCGAAATCAGTGTTTACACCAAGCCCACTACTGGCACGTTCGTTAAAGGCTTGATTACTGCGGCGGCTACGGCTGGTGTTGGTTCTGCTTTGGGCGCAGCGCTAGCTAACACTGCTTTTGCTAAATCATTAGGTCTTAGTCAGGCAATGGCAACGCAAGTTGTTAATACCGCATTAAATGTGGCTACGGGCCAAGACGTATCTATTAGTGACGGCTTTTCTTTTGCCTTAAACAGCCTTGTCCCCGGTGCTGGCGACATTGTTGATCCCGATATAGCTGGCGCAGTTGCTGGCGCTATCCAAGATTACGTTACTAACCCTGACAACTATGAAGAAAATGAAGTAGGGCAGATTGTTTGGAATACAACGGGTGGCACTGATGAGATGGGCAATCCAGTAATTAATATCCCCGATTTTCAAGCTATTGTTGACGCTAATAAAGAAGCAGGTGGTGGTGGTGATACAGCAACAGGTGCTGACGCAAGTGTCGATGGTGGTGATGCAGGCGCGGCTGAGCCAACAAAAACCGTAACAGCCGGCGAACCAACCACCGTAACGGTTGATTCTTCTGCTGGTGGTGTTGCATCACAGGATGACAGTGTTCCTGAGATTGGCGATTGGGTTTTTAAGGATGGTGTATGGAACCAAGTAGCCGGTGTCTCTGATGAGCTTGGTGTCCCAACTATTATTTATTCCGGTGAAATCATTACAGGGCCGGGGTCAGAGGGTGAAGTTAAATCTGACGAAGAATGGGTAGTAATTGACCAAGGCGGCGGTTTTAGTGATGGCACTTATACGCAGGGTGTTCTTACAGACGGTGAGCCAACCATTGAGGGTGACGGAACTGGCACAGAACAAACCGATGCAGTAAAAGCTGTAGATTGGATCTTGGTAAATCTACCTAACTATGAAGATATGACAGAGGTTGAGATAAACAAAGCCCTAGAAGACGCTGGTCTTGAGCCTGTTGATATGAACAACGATGGCACAATTACCTCCAAAACTGATGCCACAGAAACGGCTTCTACAACGGCCACTACGACAACCACTGTATCTACAGAGGCAACGGACAGCACCGGAACCACTGGGGCCACTAGTACTACCGGAACTACTGGAACTACCGGCACAAGTGGCACAAGTGGAACTACAGGCAGTGCAGGAACCACTGGCACTACAGGAACTACCGGAACAACGGGTTCTACAGGCACCACGGGAACCACTGGTACAGTAGGGACTACAGGTACTACAGGAACAGTATCTACAGGTGGACAAGGCGGCGGCACAGGTGGGGGTACAGGCACGGGTAGTGGCGATGGCACTGGTGATGGTGACGGCCTAGATGGAACCGGAATGCTGACGGCATTAGCCACACTTCCAACTATGGCTGCACAACCTTTTGAGCCTTTGACACAGCGGTCTATCCGATTTGATGCTCCGACTATTCAGCCAGTGCAAATAGCACCCACGGACGCAAGAAAAGAACTAGATAATCAGTTGGCAAGATTATTGAATGACCCTCAAAGCCAGCGTAGACAGTCTTTATTTGGAGGGCTTGTTTGATGACATATTTGAACCTAGTCAATGGTGTATTGCGGCGTCTCAGAGAAGACGAAGTAAGTAACGTATCGGAAAGCACTTACAGCAAGATGGTGGGCGACTATGTAAATGACGCGAAAGATCTTGTAGAAACTGCATGGGATTGGTCGCCATTACGCAATACTTTGACGATTACCACCTCAAATGGTGACAACCTTTATTCCTTAACCGGAAGTCGTAATGAAGGCAAGGTTCTCAACTTTATTAACGATACGTCTAACTGCTTGGTTGAGTATCAGACACAGAACTGGTTTGACGATAAGGACTTTATCCAAGAGGCCGTTACAGGTTCGCCTAAATACTTCACTTATGCCGGTGTTGATGGCAGCGGTGATACCCAGGTCAAGTTATATCCAACACCAGATCAGGCATATACCCTAAAAGTTCGCGTAGTTTTACGAAATGTGGCGTTGTCAGCAGATTCGGATACGCTTGCGATACCCAGTGGCCCTGTTTTGCACATGGCAATAGCTTTGTTGTCAAGGGAAAGGGGTGAGACAGGCGGTACGTCTACTGCTGAATACTTTGCGATTGCTGATAAGCATTTGTCTGATGCAATTGCCTTGGATGCCCAGAAGCACCCAGAAGAGACAATTTTCTACACACCGTAGGATAGGTTATGGCACAGCCGTTACGCAGCATTGATCTTGTCGCCCCTGCCTTTAAGGGCGTTAACTCGGAAGACTCTCCTATTGCTCAGGATACGTCATTCGCAGAAATCGCAGATAACGCGATTATCGATCGACAGGGCCGATTGGCGTCCCGTAAGGGCAATAACGTCCTGACCACCAACAAGACGGCGTTAGGTACAGACCATATCCACAATATCCATGAGTTTTACGACAGTGCTGGCAACGAAACGATATTTAGCACTGGCAATAACAAGATACTAAGCGGCACGACTACGCTGACAGATGTCACCCCCGGCTCATACACGATTACGGCCAATGATTGGAAGATCGTAAACTTTAACGACAAGGCTTATTTTTTTCAGCGCGGTTATGACCCGTTAGTTCACGATAATAGCAATGGGCTAAGAACATTCACGGTAGCCAACGGCGGGGCCACTAACGCTACCTTCAAAGCGAATGAGGTGCTCGCGGCATTTGGCAGGCTCTTTATCGCTGGCAACGCTAGTAATGACACCATTATTTACTGGTCTGACTTATTAGATGGCAATGCCTTTACGGGTGGTTCTAGCGGTAACATCGACGTATCTAAAGCATGGCCTGATGGTGCTGACAAGATTGTTGCTTTAGCCGCACATAATGACTTTCTTGTAGTGTTTGGTGAACACAGCATTATTGTTTATGGCGGTGCTGATAGTCCTGCAAGCATGGCAATTAGCGATACGGTGTCAGGCGTAGGCTGCATTGACCGCAAAACAGTGGTCAGTATTGGCACTGATCTGTTGTTTTTAAGTGACGATGGCTTGCGTAGTCTTGGCAGGACAATACAAGAAAAGTCTCTGCCTATATCTGATCTTAGCCGTAACGTAAAACAGGAATTGATTGGATTTTTGGCGGCTAAAACCAGCCCTGCCAGCACCGTTTATAGCCCTGAAAACTACTTTTACTTGTTGTGCTTACCCGACAGCAACCTTGTTTACTGTTTTGATCTTAGGGGTCGGCTGGAAAATGGCTCATTCCGTGTAACCAAGTGGCCCAGCGTAGGGTTCAAGTCTTTTGCTAGAGACAGGGATGGCACTGTTTATATAGGCACTACGGCTGGTATTGGTAAATACGATGGTTTTGATGACAACAACTCATCTTACATCTTTAGGTATTCAAGCCCCGGCCTCACCTTTGGCGATCCGTCAAAGATCAAAATTCTTAAAAAAATACGGCCTACGATTATTGGCGGTAACAACGTAGATATTGTTCTTAGTTGGACGTATGACTTTTCGGTTCAGGCTAATACGTCACGTTTTAGGGTGGGGTCTACGAATCCAGGTTTTTATGGAGAGTCAGAGTACACCCAAGTCGAGTTTAGCTTGGGCGATCTGATTAGCCGCAAGTCTTTAAATTGTACGGGTAATGGCACTGTGATTACGGTAGGTTTGCAAACAGAGGTAAACGGTGCATCTATATCCCTACAGGAAATGAACGTATTAGCATTGATAGGTAAGACGTTATGATTATGAACCCTATGCAGGCGGCTGGCTCTCAACAGCAGTTGGGCCAGACGTTTATTGACGACGAGTTGCAAGGGCTGATAAACCCCAGCCAAACCTATAGCCCATCAGGAAATGTTACCGGCCCTCAAATTTCTCAAGGGGTGGACTACACAGGGATGTCATCTGGCTCTATTGACCAGTTAATTAATAGCGTTGCTGGCTCAGGTGGTATTGGCGGTTTATTTGGCAGCATTTTTGACAATATAGGCCCGATAGCCTCCACTGCTGGTGGCCTTGCAAGTGTTATGGGCGCTTATAACCGGCTAGGTTCAATTGGCGAGAGAGGACTTGCGGGCGCAAACCAAATTGCTGAAGAAGCCTTTGCACGGTCGCAGTTCAAGCCATTTACCGTTACTACGGGGACAGGCTCTAGCGTTGGTGTAGGCGTACCTGCACCCGGGTCTTTTGAGCAGATGGGTCGAGAAGCCAGAATCCAGCAGCTTATGGATACTCAAGGTATAACCCGAGAGCAGGCTATGGCTAACCAACAAGCCTCGCAAATGCGTGGGTTTGACATAAATAATGACGGTGTAGTTACCAATCAGGAGTTTGCGGCCGCGAGAAATGCTGGATTGACCGGAACTCCAACGGGTGTTGCTGGTGCAACGGGGGCTGCTGGTGGCGCACTTACTGGTGCGGGGCCAATGATTGGGCCAAATATCCAGACAACGTACAGCCCAACAGAACAGCTTATTTCTACAGGTGCATTTACGGGCGCGAACACATTGCTGGGTGGCGTAGCGGGCGACCGCGCAACCCGTGAGCAAGACATATACAACCGT